TTTTTAATTAGGCTCTATTTTTTTCCAAAAAAACAAGGATCGACATGCTTGATAAACAAAAACGTGAGACATTTTGTGAGGCCATCAGAAAAGGTTGCACATACAAAGCAGCTGCATCAGCAGTTGGAGTTTGTGAAAAAACAATTTATAACTGGTTCAGAAAAGGCAGAGAGGCAACACGTAAAAATGATAAGTATAGACATTTTTTACAGTGTGTAAAAAAGGCAGAGCACGAACGTCAACAGTTTTTACTTGAGAGGGTCATCAATGCGAGTGAAAAAGATTGGAAAGCAGCAGCTTGGTTGTTGGAGAGAAGAGATGCATACCGCAAAGATGCTGTATTTGATGAAATACCAGAGCAAGAGCAAGATGAGGCTGTTGTGCCTGCTAGTGCTCTTGACTTATTTGAGGCCCAAGCAAAAGACTTGAGGAGTGCAATGGCTCAAGCAATGGCATCTCAATCTTGGCAAGCATATGCAGCATTGCAAAGACAATATGTGTCTGTTGTCGATCAAATCAGAGTCATCAAAGCAGAGCAGGCAGAGACTGATGCATTGGACTCTGCATCAGATGAGCACTTGAGACAAGAGGCAGTTATGGCAATCATCAATTTGCCTCCAGTATTGAGACAGGAGATCATTGATGAGTTAGCAAGATATAACAATGTTTTACCATTTAAAAAGTAATACCAGGATAAACCGACATGATAAATTTATATAATGCAGACTGTCTCAGTGCAATGCTTGAGATGGCTGACAATCAATTTGATTTGGCAATTGTTGATCCACCATATGGCATCAATGCAGGTTTGAGAAGATCTGACACAGGCAAAAACAAACATATTAAACAAAAAGATTACCATTATGGTGATTGGGATAAATCAATACCATCAAAGCAATATTTTGATCAGTTAAAGAGAGTAAGCAAAAACCAAATTATTTGGGGTGGCAATTACTTTCTTGATTATTTATCAAATACCAAATCAATGATTGTATGGGACAAAAAAAATGGTGATAATTTATATGCAGATGCTGAGATTGCTTGGACTTCTTTTGATATGGCTGTAAGACTATTTGCATATAAATGGCATGGGTTTTTGCAAGAAAATATGAGACATAAAGAGTTGCGAATTCATCCAACTCAAAAGCCAGTTGCTCTCTACACTTGGATCTTGCATAAATATGCCAAAGAGGGTGACAGTATACTTGACACACACCTTGGCTCTGGCAGCATTGCCATTGCCTGTCATGATATGGGTTTTGATTTGACAGCATATGAGATTGATGAGGAGTATTTTGCTGCAGCATCAAACAGACTCAAGCAACATCAAAGGCAACTCAAACTGTTTTAGGTTTATTTTACAATGCACAAATCAACAGATACTTGATTTATGTGATAATATATAAACAAATTTATCTATGGAGATATTATGAGAATCAAAATACCTTGGTGGAATGTCACAGAGATCATCATTAACCAACTCAAAAAGGCTGTCAAAGATATGCAAGAGGCAAAGCAAGATGATGACAAGATCACTCAAGATGAGTGGAAAAATTTGCTTGCAGAGAATATGATTGAATTGATACCACAGTTGGCAGAGATTTTGCACAGTGCTAACAGGTAAGAGAGATATATCATTTGTCAAAAGGATCTTGCAGCTCAAGCATAGAAGTGAGCAAGATCCATTGAGGTTTTTTTGTGCAACACCTCCTCAAGAGAAGTATATCAATGATGCATCACCTGTCAAGTTGTTGCTTGGTGGCAACCAAGTTGGCAAGACATATGCAACATGTGCCTTGCTGCTGTATCATTGCCTCAATAGACATCCAACACTCAAAACTGATCCTCCTCCAATAGAGGCATGGTTAGTCACACACTCTCATGAGCAAAGCAGAACAATACAAGCAAAGTTGTGGAGTATGTGCCCAAAAGAGGAATTGCATGAGTCTGTTGAGTTTGTACCTGGTAAAGGTTTCCGAGGTTTGGCACCTGTTGTCAGGTTCAAAAATGGTAGTATCATCAGAATCAAGACAGCCAATCAAGGCCTTGGGCTGGCATCAGCAACTGCAAATCTTGTGTGCATAGATGAGCCAGTTGATGCTTTGACATTTAATGAGTTGCTTGCAAGGACTTTGAGAGGTGGTGCAGGTGGTAAGAGTGGCACATTGGCCATCTCAATGACTCCAGTTGGCAGTGTTGATGTTTCCTACATCAGAGATATGATTGAGCAAGACAGGATATCAGTGCATAGAGCACCTTTGACAGTTGAGCAGACAACTCCAAAAGGCTGCAAACCAATACTCTCACAGAATCAGATTGACACCATCACAGCAAACTATTTGCCAATAGATAGAGAGGCACGCATAACTGGCTCACTTGATGTGACTCCACAAGGCATCATCTTTGATACCTTTGACCCAACAACAATGGTGTCATCTCAGCCTGTGCCTGCTGGTGGTGACTACAAATTTGCTGTTGGCATTGACCATGGTAGCCAGCCAAATACACAGGTTGCTGTGCTTTGCTGCATTGATATGAGAGACATACAGACACCAACAGTGTATGTGCTTGATGAGAGAGTTGGAGGTGCAGCAGCACCAGAGCACCATGCTCAGGCAATATTGGAGATGGTCAAAAGCAATGGCATTGACCCAGCAATTTGCACTTGGACTGGTGACAATACACACTCAGGCTCAAGAGATAAACGAGTCAAAAAGATGAGCAACTTGGTGCTGATGAGAGCCTTTGAGAGGATATTGCATTTGCCTCCAAAAGGTTTGCCATTTACCATCAGAACAGCAGTCAAGTACAGACACAGTGTGTATTTTGGTGCATCAATGTTGCACGCAATCATGTCCAGAAAACAATTTTATATCAGACCAGAGGCAAAGAGAACATTGGCCAGCATAATGAATTGGACAATGAAGAGAACACAAAGTCAAAGGTCAAAAGATGAGTATGGTCATTGTATTGATGCACTCAGATATGCAATAATGCCTGTTATAGATTATAGATATGTACCACCAACAAGAGTGAGAATTTCATGATACCTCAAAAACCTTTAGCACCAACACAAGCAGATGAGTCAAGATGGCAGCACACAGCACTGAGGAGACGTATGCTGCAAGGAACTTGGGAACAAGATCTCGAAGATGAATTATACAGACACCTACCATCTGACAGACGTGAGGCATGGGGGCCATCAGATCTCTCATCAAACGTCTTTGAGCAGGTGACAAGACAGTTGGCAGTGTTGTACACAGAGAAACCAATTGTAACCAACTCAGGTGCAGATATTGAGCCTTTGACTGGTCATGATGGCTATATATACAAGGCAGGTCTTTGGCCATTGATGCAACGTATGCAACAGTATACACTTGGCCTCAGAGAGTGCATAATGAGAATAGATGTATCTCCACATGTGCAAAATGCATCTGCTGACTATCCTGGTCTGCAATATCGAATTGTAACACCAGATTATGTGATTTGTGAGGCCTCACCAGATGTGCCAGATGAGCCAACATATTTTGCTGAGTTGAGATTGAGACAGATCAACGGTAAGCAAAAATATGTATATGATGTATTTGATATCAGAGACAAAGCAAATCCAAAGTTTGGCATGTTCAAAGCAAATGCAGATGGCACAATTGGTGATGATGTATCAAAAGAGGTTATGGGCCATCCAACTCACGAGGGTGCAAACTATCCATATTTTGACAGCAAAGGTCAGCCATTTTTGCCAATCGTTATGTATCATGCTGAGAAAACTGGTTATCTATGGGATACATATGCCCAGTCTCAGCTAGTTTTTGGCTCATTACAATCGGCAGTATTCTACTGTTTTTATAGCCATTTATTGAAAGATTGCAGTTGGCCTCAAAAGTATGCAATTGGTGTAACTCTGCAAGGTTTGACCCAACTTGATCAGGACTCTGTTGCAAGACGTGCAGGCATCTCCACAGACCCAAGCACAATATTGATGTTTCAACCTACTGAGGACACTCAGCCAGTTTTGGGCCAGTTTCAACCAGGTGCAGATGTGTCATCATTCTTGGAATCTATTGCAAAGTATGAGTACAGAGTTGCAACAAGTGCAGGCATCTCACCAAGTGAGTTGCAAAGAACCTCAGGAGATCCAAGATCAGGCTATGCACTTGCTGTGAGTAGGACAGGCCAAAGAGAGGCACAGAAAAAATATGCCTCTGTTTTTCGCATGGCTGATGAGAGTTTGATGCAAAAAAGTGCTATTATGGCAAATCGCTTTTTGGGTGAGTCATTGCCAGAAGATGGCTACAGAGTTGCATATCAAGCATTGCCATTGTCACCAGAGGAGATCAAAGCACAGAGAGAGGATATTGTGCAAAAACTCAGTGCAGGTCTCATCTCACCAATCACAGCAATGCAAATGATGTATCCAGATCTTGATGAGCAAGGTGCCATCACAATGCTTGAAAAGATACGCAAAGAAAGAGCACAATATCTATAACTTTAACCTACAACAAAAGGACATACCGACATGAAAACTATCACAGGTGATGATGGCCAAGTCTACGTTTTGAAAACAGACATGGAACAAGTCATAAAAGAAAGAATATCAAAAGTGAGTGCAAGAGCACAACAAGCAGAAGAGCAAGTCAGGACTCTGCAAACAGATCTTGATGCAGCCAAACAAAGTGCAGGCACATCAGATGTGTTGGCCCAACAACTTGAGGAGTACAGAGAGCAACTGACTCAAGCAAACAGCAGATTTGACAGATACAAAGCAATCTCAAAGCATGGTCTTGTTGATGATGATATGATTGAGGCCATCGAGTGGAGTTATGAAAAAGCACAGAGCAAAGTTGCAAAGAAAGACAGACAGAGTCTCACTGACTGGCTTGAGAGTGCTGTGAGCAATCCAGACAACGCACCAACAGTATTGAGACCACATTTGATGCAACTCCAACAGCAAACAGCAGAGGCAGCACCAACAGAGCAAGTCACAGAACAAGTCACAGAACAAGTCACACCACAAGTCACACCACAAGTCACACCACAAGTCACACAACAAGCAGCACCAAATGTCAATGCTGGTGCAATGCCTCCTCAAGACTCACCAGATATCATCTCAAGAGGTTTGAGTGATAGTGACTTTTACCAAAACAACAGAGATGCCATCATGCAACAATGGCGCGCCAAATACGGGAGATAGACATGGCAACAGATTTGAGAGGGGTAAACAAATTCCCACATTTTAAAGTATTTACAGCAAACACCAATGCCACAGAGATACAGCTGCCATCTCAATGCAGCAAAGTGACAATTGGATCTCAGGGATCACCTTTGTACATTGGGCAAAATGATTGCACAGATGGTGATGCAATGCCTGCTGACAAGATGTTTGTACCATCCAACAACAGCATTGAGATCAAAATTGGTAGAGGTAATTCAAGAGCAACAAGCATCTTTATTGCATCACAATCTGGCTCAGCATCTGTGAGTGTTGTGCTTGAGGAGACATAATCAATGGCTAGATTTAGTTATCCAAAAATACAAGAGGGGGCAAATGTGAAATATGCAGATCTCAATAGTCAAGTTGATGGCTCAAATACTGTTTTTTCAGTACCGGAAAACTATGAGAGTGGTACACTGTATGTGTTCTTCAATGGTATGATACAGACCAGAGGAGATGGATACACAGAAACAACATCAAGCACATTTACTCTGACATTCACACCTGACTCAGGTGAGAATATCATCATATTATATACACCTTCATAACCTAACATAACATAAAGGAGTCTCATAATGAGCGTACAAATTAGAGGAGGTCAAATTCAAAATGCCTCTATTTCTTCAACACAATTAGCAAATGACTCAGTTGGTGCAAGTCAGTTGGCATCAAATGCTGTCACCTCTGACAAAATCCAAGCAAATGCAATTACCTCTGCCAAGTTGGCCAGTGGTGTCATCAATGCCACATCTCTCATTGCAGACGGTATCATCACATCTGCAAAGATGGATCTCTCTGGCACCTTTGACTTTTCCTCTGGTACCTTGCAAGCAGGAACACCATCAAACGCATCAGACGTTGCAAACAAGTCATATGTTGATGGCATTGTTGGCGGTGGAGTATATTGGAAAGAGCCAGCAAAGGCATCATCAACAGCAAATGTGACCATCTCAAATCCAGGCACAGACTCTTTTGATGGTGTTACATTGGTCTCTGGTGATAGATTACTACTCAAAAACCAAACCAGTCAGGCTGAAAATGGTGTATATGATTTCAATGGGTCATCATCTGCATTGACAAGATCATCAGATGCCAACAGTGCTGATGAGTTAAATGGTCTTGCTATCTTTGTCAAAGAGGGTACTGCCAATGCTGATCAGGGTTTTGTGCAAACATCTGAGATTGCAACAATAGGCTCTGACAATGTTGTATTTGTTCAGTTTACTGGACTTGGTCAAATCACTGCTGGTGATGGACTTGAGAAGTCTGGCAACACATTGAGTGTCTCTGTTGGCAATGGTATCTCAACCAGTGCAGGTGATATTGTTGTTGCTGCTGGTGCTGGTCTGGACTTCAATGCTGGTGATCTTGATGTGCAGGTTGATGACTCATCTATTGAGATCAATGCTGGTGCTTTGAGAGTCAAAGCAGATGGTATCACATCATCAATGATTGGTACAAATCAAGTCACAGGCAACGAAATATCAGCAGGCGGAGTTGGCACAGCAAACTTGGCTGACTCTAGTGTTTCTACGGCCAAATTAGGTGCAAGTGCCGTCACAGAGGCTAAATTAGCCAGCCTCAGTGTCTCTGAGGGTAAGATACAGAACAATGCAATTACTGCAAGCAAGATTGCAAGTGCTGTTGCTGGTGATGGTCTTGCTGGTGGTGCTGGATCTGCATTGTCTGTCAATGTTGATGACTCATCTATTGAGATCAATGCTGACTCTCTACGAGTCAAAGATCTTGGAATCTCCTCAGCAAAAATTGCAGAGTCTGCAATTTCAACAGCCAAAATTCTTGATGCCAATGTCACTGGTGTCAAATTAGCTGCTTCAGTTGCTGGCAATGGTTTGCAAAAAGATGGCAGTAACAATTTGGAGGTTGCTGCTGGTGATGGTTTGGACTTCAATGCTGGAGATCTTGAGGTGCAACTTGGGCAAGGTCTTGGCTTTACTCCAGATGGAGTGATTGAGCCAGAGGTTGATGACTCTACCATTGAGATTGATGGTGTCAGCAATGAATTGCAAGTCAAAAATCTTGGAATCTCAACAGCCAAAATTGCAGACTCTGCAATTTCAACGATTAAGCTATCCAATGACAGTGTCACAGCAGAAAAAGTTGGCTTTCAAGGGTATCAAGAATTGACAACAGTGTCAGGCTCATCAACAGTCAATATTGATCTTGCAAGAGAAGTTGATAGTGCGTTTGCAAATGGTATTATGGCATTTAAAAACGGTTTGGCATTGCTCAATCAAACTGCTCTTGGTGGATCAGCTGCAAACAATGATGAGTTTACATTGTCAGTTGTTGGAGGAGTGACACGTTTGAGTTTTGGAGCTTCTTTGACAGATGGTGATGATGTGCTTGTTGTATACTACGCATAATCAATCACTGACCAGATAACACAAAAACCATCTCATATGAGGTGGTTTTTTTTATTGCTCATCATCTGTGATTGGTTTGCCAATCCAAGTCTCTGCATCAACATCATCAGTGACAATCTCAAAGGCATCATCTCCAACTGCCTCAAGCATCTCATTCCAAGTTTGCTCTATTATCTTTCTGTATTGCTCTGCACTGATTTGATGGTTCATTGCAAAGCAGGTTGCAACAAAAATGCACATACGAGTAATGCACTCAGGATCAACACCAACATCCTCAAGACTATATGCAAGTCTCAAAATGTGTTTTGCTTGGGTGATATCGTGTTGTGAAAACTCTTTTTTAGTGCTCATGATACAAACTCTCAAATAATATGATATAAAGACTTATAGCATACTTTTTGCTCATACATTTTGTGTGTCAACACTTATTTTGTTTATGGTCGCACCAGTCAACAGCAGAGAAAACAAAAAAAAGATGATACCAACGTCAACAAACTTTTTTCACCATAAATAATATAGAGGTAAACAACATGGCAAAAGCAATTACATTTGGCCAAAGTGACTCAACACATCAGGCTCTTGAGGGTGATCTTAGACTCTCTCAAATGATCAGCGCGGAAATAAATCTTTTACTCCGAGACACATCAAATCTTAGAAACTCACCATTTATATCATATGCAGGCTCAATCAATGGCCTTGGCTCTGACACCATCAGAGTAAGAAAGGCAGGTCTTGACGGGTTTGACCTTTTTGAGACTCCTACCAATGAGGGTGATGCTGCATCAACTCAAGACTTTACAGATGCACACGTTGACATTGCTGTTGCACGTTTAGCATTGATGTATAAGATGACAGACTTGGCATCAATGACTGGCTTTGGTGGCTCTGATATCGACCCATTCAGATTGGCTCAATCAATGGCAGGATCATATGAGGCATCATTTGCTGATAAGACTGCTGATGCTATTGATGACTTTACCAACATTGTTGGATCTGCATCTACTCAAATGTCAGTTGATGACTTTTTTAATGCAATATTCCAACTTGAAAAAGCAGCAAGCAACAAAGGTGCCATTGCACCATTTGCAGCTATTTTGCATCCAGTTGCTTTGACTGAATTGCAAGACTCTTTGCGTAATGAGACAGGCAATGCAATATCTTATATGGCAGCAACACAAGACATGTTGATGGCAAAAGGGCCTGGCTATGTTGGCAACTTGCTTGGGGTAGATGTCTATAAGTCATCTTATGTCAACACTGACTCAGGTGCATACCAGTCTGCTATGTTTGGAGTTGGTGCTCTTGCATATGCTGATGGAGTTCCTGCCTCTTTGCCAGGTGCTGCACAATCAATGTCAATGGGTAAGGTGCTTGTTGAGATGGAGAGAGATGGTGCAAAGGCCATCACATCTATCATTGGACATGCATATCTTGGACTCTCTGTGATTGATGATGACAGAGGTGTACTCATTAAATCAACCACATAATAAAAAAGATTTTATCTTTCTGACTAAGGGGCTGACTTTTTCATGTCGGTTCCTGGTCATCCCCTTGGGCAGTTTTCCAAGGAATCGACAAACCAAACCACAAATCAAAAGGAACAGACATGAAATTTGAGAATATTGCACAACCTTGGCAACAACAGCAACAGGCATCTGTTGTCATACCAACAAGATCAAACAATAGATTTTTTTACAAGCATCATCCCAAAAATTGGGAATTGTACTATTTTGATGTTGTGAACACCAAAACAAAGAAGAAAGACAAAAAACCTGTATGGCTGCCAGACTTGCAAACACATCATGAGACACCTGGTGTCAATGGCTCAAGAGGTTACAAAGCAAATCCAGACTCAGGCATGGCCAGAGTTAGACTGCAAGACAATGGCATCACTGTGCTGCATCCAAATCAACATGACTATTTGAGGTCATATCCAGCAAGAGGAGGCCAGTATTGGGCCACAAAGTTTGCAAATCTTGAGAGCCTTGGTGGCGAGCTGGTGATAACATTTGACTCAGAGGCATTTGCAGAATGGAGATTGGAGTTGATGCAATCAGGTGCTCTGAGAATACCACATAAACAATTTTTACAACGCAAACAAGCAGAGATACAGAGACGAATTGAGAGGCACACAAGATCTCAGCACATACCTGAGATAGCAGCAAAACTCAAAGGCCTCAAAGAGTTATTGACAGATATGCAAACAGCAACAGATGATGTTGCCAAAAATGGAGTACAACATTATGAGCTATGAAAATGACAAAAAGGCATTTGATAGAACAGCAAAACGATTGATGGAACAATCTCAAAAGTCTGGCAAAAATATCTCATTCAGAGATGCACAGAATCAAGTGAGACAACACATCAAAAAATCAAATGCAAAGAAAAAGTAATTATCTTTATATATCCAAAATCTTATAACAACAAACAGCCATAATTTTTATAATAAACCGTAAGGAGGTTAGCATGGCATCAGATTATAACTCAGCACAAGCATTCAAGGTTGCAAGACATTTTGAATTCAAAAACGGTGTAAACATTCAAAGTATCACAGAAAACAAGACTTTAACATACAAAGATAGTATGTTTCAGGTTTTAGATCCAGATGCAGCAAGAGATTTGATTTTGCCTGCTGAGCGAAATGGTGCTATCTTTTTGATCAAAAATGAGTCAGGCTCATTTGCTTTGACAGTCAAAGATGATGCAGCTGCTACGGTTGCAACTGTTGCTGCTGGAGAGGGTTGCATTGTTGCATGTGATGGCTCTGATTGGAAACAAATAATCAAGGCATAATCAATGGCTACAGATACACCATACACAGCAAGAGTCAGAGTCACTGAGTTGCTTGAGAGAGGTAAGGCACAAAACACTGTGCTTGAGATCTATCACAATGGTGCTCAAATAACTCCTACCTCAGCAACATACACACTGCTCAAACCGAGCGGCGGCATGGTTGTTGAGGCAGGTGCTTGCACCATTCTTGGTGATGGCTCTGTGCAGTATGCACACACACCATCTCAGTTGGCAACAACTTTGGCACTTGGTGAGGGTTATGTGCAAGAGTACAATGTGACCATCTCTGGCAGTGTCTTTTTGTTCAGACGTATGGCAGCAGTTGTCTTGAGGCGTTTGTATCCTGTCATAACAGATGCAGATCTTGAGGAGGTTTATACAGATCTCTCAAATCTGAGACCATCAACATTGACATCATACCAGCAATATCTTGACTCTGCTTGGTTTACGATTTTGAGGAGACTCAGGAATCAGGGCAAAGGCTATGAGTATTTGATTACATCTCCAGAGTCATTTGCAGAGAGTCACAGACATCTCACATTGTATTTGATTTTTAGAGATTTTCACTCAGGTATGTCTCAAGGTGCTGGCTCTCGATATCTCGAGTTGGCTCAAGAGCATTACCGTTTGTATCAAGATGAGTACTCAATTATCAACTTTGTATATGATGAGGGGCATGAGGGCCAGCCAGATGATGCAGACAAACGCACAGCAGGTCAGCCAGCAATATATCTCAACAGACCAGGGCCATACATGTACAGACGTAGGAGATATAGCAGATGAGTCAATCCTTTGCACAAGTCAGATCTCTGATTGCTGCCAAGGTTGATGCTTTGGTTGGTTTTAACTTGGTCAAAATGCCTCCTCAGTATTTTGGCAGAGTTGCAAACACATTGGCTCACAAAGGTTTTACTGTTGATATCAGATCCTCACAGGACTCAGGTGAGAGACAGAGGAGAGCAGGCACAATGATGCAAAGCATTGTCACTGTCTCTTTTGCATATCGCTTGAGGCCAAAAGATATGTACCCAACAGATTATGATGCAGCACTTGATGCTGAGGCAGATGTTATCAGAGCATGTCTGTCATCTTACAATGCAGATATCCAAATCAGATATGCACGCTCAACAAGAGTAGTGCAACAGACTTTGGAATATGCTATACACAATATTGAATTTACAGTTTTACACACATTATCATCAACATAATATTTGGAGGCCAACATGGCATATTCAACAGCACCAAAAGTCAGAAGAGATGGCAAGATCACTCTTAAAGATGGCACATCACCAACACCAATCTCTTTGGTTGTAGATTATGAAGAGGGCAACTTTTCATTTGAGCAAACCAAGGCAGACAGAACAATCATCAGAGACAGAGGCACCATCAAGAGTGTCAGAAAGGGTGACGATCAGCCATTGACTGGATCATTCACAATCTATATGAGACAATTTACCAGTGCAAGTGCTGGCTCTGTGCTTGACTTTATCAACAAAACTGGCTCATACTCTGCAAATGTATCATCATCAAGCACTGTCTCAACAGATGAGTATGCTGTTAATATTGAGTTTGAGGTTGATGGTGATGCAGTTGGTGATGATGATGGAGACACCACAGCAACATTTGACACTTGCATCTGCACAGCATCATTTGCTGAGGGTGATCCAAACACAATCACAGTATCATTTGAGTGTTTCAATGGTATCACATACGCATAATCTCTTTTTTAGGAACCGACATGACCAAAATAAATGAACAAAAACCACAAAAGCCAAGATCACTGGCTGTCTGTATGCAATTTACTGCTCTTTGGGCTGGTGACTTGGACAGAGCAAGTCTGGTGCAACTTTGTGCAGCTGCAATTGGTGTATGTTACACCAGTGATCAACTGCCTCACTACAGACCATCACAGGGCAAACCTCTTGACTATGGCTTTGCTTGTCTTGAGACATTGCTTGATGATGGTTGGCCACCAACTTTGATCTACAACAAAGGCAGTGAGTGTCTTGGCTTGATGGCATCTGCTTTGCCAAATGAGTCAGATGTTGAGAGTGCTGCAAATTTTTCCAAACCTCCAGAGGAGGACTAGAATATTTAGGCCTCAAAATATCTCACTATTGGCATCAAGAGCCATTTTGGTTTGCATCATTAGACTCATACACTCAATCATTGCTCATTGCTCATTGGAGATTAGAGCACAATACTCCAAAGCAAAACAAAGACTTGAGAGCACAGGCCCAAAGCAAACAACTCAAACAGATGCAAGATGATATGATGATAAGAGAGGCATATTATGGCACAAACAAAAATCAAAGTTAAATCTGGCAATACAACAGTTGAGATGGATCCAGCTGCAACAAAGATATTTACTGATGTAATGGAAAAAGCAGCACCAGAGACAATGAGAGTCTTGAGAGAGGTTGTTGATGAGATATATGATGATGCATACAGAGTATGGCCAGTAAGACAGCCCAAACCTGTTGAGGACTTGAGTGCAGACAGCAAAGTCAGAATTGTAGCCAACAACATTGCCAAAGAAGATGCAGACAGATACACCAGAAAAAGAGCATTTGCAGCATCATACAATATGCAAGAACTTGGCACACTGATTGTGCCAACACACAAAGTGACATCAAAAGGCTCAAAAGACAAGCTATATACAGAGTTGACCATTCAAGGTGATGACATCTTTGCAAGAGTTGGCAACTCTGCACCATACGCATGGGCCATCAAAGTTGGTGTCAATACAGATTTACCGTATTCTTTAGGCACAAGTGTGAGCAATGAGTTGCTGTGGAAACCAGCAAAGCAAAAGGCTGACAGAGTTGTTGAGATATTGGCAGCAGAGATGACACAAGATATCAAGAGGGCAAAGTAATGGCTGATGTAAATAAGAGCATTGAAATATCATACAGAGCAGATCTCAAGCAGTTACTGGCAAATCTCAAGCAGATGCCAAATATGACTGAGAAACAAGCAAAGGAGATGGTGCAAGGTCTCCAAAAGCAACTGAGACAAGCAGAAAAGGCAGCAGATAGAGCAGGCAAAAACACAGCCAAATCATTTAAACGTATGGAGACAGCTGCAAAACGCACAACAATCAATGCAAGATCTCTGAGACGTGAATTTGCAAACATTGACAGATTAACAAGTGAGGCCTCTGAGGGTTTGGGTTTGATATCGCCTGCCTTGGGTGATGCTGCAATGCAGGCATCTGTTGCTGCATCTGGTGTTGAGTCTCTTGGACGTGCATTGATGGTCACAAATCCATTGTTCATCATTGGTGCTGTTGTTGTTGGGGGCTTGATTGCTGCTTTTTCTGCATCATCAAAGCAGGCTGAGGCATTGGCAAAGAGTGAGGAGAGACTTGCTGAGACTCTCAAAAATAGCAGCAAAGAGTTTGAGAATCTGAAAAAAGCAGCCATTGATGCAGATGCTGGCTTTGGTGCATTGATATCAGATACAAATGATTTGCGTAATGAGTTGCTATTGATGCAAGGCCAAATATCTGAGTTGGAGTTGCAATCATTGCAGAATCTGCAAGATATATATACCTTTGAGCAGCAACTCAGAGCCAATGCAGATGCAAGACTCAAGATTGAAAATGACAGCCTCAAAAACATACATGAAAGAAGGCAGGCAATCAAAGAAGAGATCAAATTGCTTGAGGAGTCAAGATCATTCTTTTCCTTCAATGTTGATATCAACAAAAAGCAAAATGCTCTCAAACGTCAATCTGTTGAGTTGGGTTTGCAAGAGAGAGATATTGAGACAGGCATTGGCAAACTCAGATCTTCACAACAGGAAGATATTGCAAGATCTATTGAAGAAAGAACCAAAGTAGTTGAGGCCTTGCAAGCAGAGCGAGAAAAACAAGAGGCAATCAGAAAGGCTGAGGAGAGGAGACGTGCAGCAGCCAAAGCAGCAGCAGAGGCAGAAAAGGAAAGACTTGCAATATTGAAAGAGCAAGAGGCAGTCTTTAACAAGATCAATGATAGTCTCAAAGCATCTCAAGCAAGTCAGGAATCTGCAAAAACTGAGTTGCTTGATCTACTAGCCAAGCAGGATGGCAAAGAGGCAGAGATACAGAGAAAGATGCACAAGCAGACAGATGCCATCAATGACCAAATCAAAGCTGCACAGCAAAGATTGATGATTGCACAGTTGGAGGCTGAGACAGATGAGCAGATATTTGCTGCACAAGAGTTGGAAAAGGCCACACTTGTTGAGATTGAGGCACTTGAGGTATTGAGACATGAAAAGAGATTGGCAATGGAAAAAGAATTATCAGATCTCAAAGAGGCAAATGCACACAAAGAGGCAGAGACCAAAAAGAAACTCAATGAGCAAGAGTTGAAAAATGCACAATCATTGTTTAATTCATCAATTGAGATTACCAATGCACTCACTGAGTTGAACGAGAAAAAAGGCATGGCAGCCAGAGCACAAGCATTGAGATTGTTTAGAGTCAATCAAGCAGCTGCAATTGCCAATATCGGCTTTGCTATTGCTGAGGGTTTGGCTGAGAGTGCTGGTCAACCTTTGAGGACTGCCAGTGTCATTGCTGCTGGTGTTGCATCAACTGCAAAAGTGTTGGCTCAAAAACCTCCTACGGCTGATATGGGTATGATTGGAAACAATGACCCATTGAGACCAGATGAGACAACAACAAGAGTCTTGAGAGGTGAGGCAGTGATTGACAGAGCAACTGTCAACAGGCTTGGTGGTGAGCAGGGAGTGAGAGCATTGCAAGAGGGTGGTGCTGTTGGTGGTGGTGGTGTCGTAGTTGTGCAGCCATTCAAACACTTTGACAGATTTATCAAACAAGCATCTCAACAAGGTGCTATATTTAGACAAACAAAACCAGTGAGTTACTAGATGAGTACAGAGAGCACACCAGACCATATCAGAGCCTTTGTGATACCTCATGACATTGATCATGAGAGTATCAATGAGAGTGAGTCTGCATATAGTCAAGCAGGCAACAGAGCAGGTGACCCAATACCACAGCAAGCATCTGCATTGGTATTGAGAGCAACAGGAGAGCAAGCAGCAGACTCAGATTTGCAAATCAAAACTGTGAGATCTGGCCATGCTGGTGCACATGGTGAGTTTGTTTGGAGTGACAATGCAGCCTCATCAGATGACTTTGGTAGAGACATCCCTGCTCATATTACAGGGTATGATGTTGTCAAATATGGCTCATCTGCAAACAAATATCAATATCCAAACAGCATTGCTCTTGATGATGGCTCATTGTACATTGTTGTATATGCAAAGGAGTCAACATGGCTCACACCAAGAATATATGCATACAAACGCACTGAGAGCAATGACACATACACAGCACTCAACATCTTTGCATATCCATCAACACCATCTCAGGCAATGAGGCCAGCAATCTGCAAAATGCCAAATGGCAACTTGTTGCTTGTGTTCACAGTTGATGACAACCAAATTGGTGTGACAGATCCAAAACTCAATTTGAGGAGTTATATCAGCAAAGATGATGGTGTCACTTGGTCATTGTTGAGTGACAGACTGATTGACACTGACATCACACTTGGCACATCTGGCACAACATATCAGATTGCTGGTGTCAAAGTTGCTGCCATTGCTGGTCAAGTGCTTTTGCTTGTTGAGACGTTTTACAACACAGCATCAACATCTCAAAATAGACTTTGGCAATTTGCATCTATTGATGGAGGTGCCACATTTACCAGGGTAACAACAAGCAATGATTTTGACAATGGATATCACAGAGTATCATTGGCAGTGCGTAAAAACAGTTTTGTAGTCTCATACATTGCAGATACAGATGAGAGCCATTATTTGGAGATACCTCATGCATTTTACTCCATACAGAGTGCACGCAACTCAGATCTCTATGTTGATCAAACTGGCACATCAACACTGACATCTGGTTCAACAGCAGCAATGTCATCTGGTGAGATGAGCATGTGTATTGATGACAATGACAATATCTTTGTGTATTACAAACTTGCAAGTGCATCCAATCCAACAATCTTGGCAAGATACAGCACAGATGGTCTCAATTTCAACTTTTTTGGCAACAATGTTGCACAGAGTGCAGTATATGACATTGATGATACAACTGGCACTGTGGAGATGCCAAAAGAGATCAATGTGATTGCTGTGACTGGCAGAGTTGCATTTGCTCACAATTTTCATACAGCACTGACATCTGATGAGACTCTTGCTGTGATGTTTTTGGGTGGTTATAGCACACTCACAATGCCATATATGGACTCAGCAACAAACACCTACAAAAAAGCAAAATGGTCATCAACATATGTGCCATACAATGAGCCTGCTAACATTACAGCATTTACAGTGACAGGCCCAGGCTTTAACTCCATCAACATTGGCAGACTGTATGTGAGTACAAACTCACTAACCTACAAACTGTATGAGCAATCATTTACAACAACAATGGCTGAGGGTGTCATTGTGAGATTTAGATTTGATGTGTCTTTTGGAGGCAGCACCTCCAATGATGGCAGACTTGTTGACATCAAGCTTGGTGATGGTGCTCAAGAATATCACGTCAAACTGAGAATATCATCAACAAATATGCAGTTATATGATGTTCATGCAGCTGCAAATGTTGGCACAGCAATGGCAATCTCAGATATCACAGATGTCATCATTGCGATGGCAAATAATGATATCAAAATCTGGTATTTCAATGGCTCAACAGTATTTAATAGAGAGTATCAAGATGGCACAACATCAACAGCATTGACTGATGGAGGTGCAGGCATCACAGGTGCTGAGGTTGTTTTTGGGCATGGCAATGTAGCAGCAACAGTCAGAACATATTGGCATGAGTTCCATGTTGCTGTTGGTAATAACACAGGCCAACAGATGGCAACTGGTGCACCAGATTTGAGTGCAATGTTATACCCACCAGCAGGCCAATACATATATGTTGCTGATGGTGTCAAGATCACAACTGCTGACGGGCCTGCAATCATCAATGATGAGTACCAAATCAAAACAAGGTACACATTTGGCATTGACAAAGCATTTTACAAGAATCATCCAAGCACGCAAACAGGCTGGAGATCTGCAAGTGTGGCATCTGGTGCAATACCTGCTCAGGAGATTGTATTTGATAGTCTCACAGATATGCAAGGCTCACCATTTGCAAATTATGCTGGCATTGGTATACATATGCAAGGTCTCAATGCTGGTCAATTCAAGATCTACAGCAAAGAGGGTGCAGGCAGTTGGACTCTGAGAGCAACAGTTGACACCAGAATACAATTTTATTACTCAGAGCAAGCAGGTGCATTGATTGTCTCTGAGTTCACTCAAAGTGGTGAGTATATCAATTTCAATGAGTGTGCAGGCTGGCCAATTGAGATAGTTGATGACTCAGCAGCTGTGACAACATACACCAAAGTAGTGACAAACACTGAGGGTGCACTCACTAGAGATGGCACAAGAATACCAAAGACACCAGTGTTTTATGTTGAGGATACATTCTCAAATACAGATCCAGACACATCAGATCAATTTGCAAGGTTGATACCTCCAAACATCACCATTGTGATGAATATGACAGGTGCACCAACATATGACATGCTCAAGATTGAGTTTGTCACAAGAGAAAACAAAGATAAATATTTTAGTTGCTCACATATTAGCATTGGGCCTGTTGTTGTACCTGGTCAACAATATGGCAGAGGTAGAACAATATCAAGAGACTCAGGCACAGTGAGTGAGGAGTTACTCAATGGTACAATATACAGCAGGAATCTCAGAGACTCCAAACGCACAATCAGAGTCAGTTGGAGTGACCCAATTGATATAAGAACACTATCAGGCACCAGTGTTGCACCAAACTACATCAAGATCAACAGCAATGTTGCATCAATGCCTGTGGGCACTCAGTTTGATGTACCTGGCATGATGCTTGGTTTGATTACAAGATTACAAGGCCAGATGAGACCATTGATATATTTGCCAAGCATAGACACATCAAGCACAGCAATCACACCATATGCAGTGACATACACCAGAGATGAGAGCCAGATGCTTGCAGTGTTGCAAGGTGACATCTCAACAGAGTCTGTGATTGGTGATGAGTTGATTGATGAGGCCTTTAGAGTGAGCACCATAGTACTGAGAGAGGTGTAATATGTCAGAGTATCGTGACAGATGGCTTGGCAATCAGCCAATATTTTTGCTCAGTGTGACATGGGGAGGCTTTGTTTATCGCTTTGCCACCAAACCAGTTGCATTGACAACATCAAGCACTGTCCTCAACTTTGATGGTCACCTCAATGATCCAGAATACACGCAAAAAAGCAGAGTGCTTGGTGCAGATTATGAGAGTCTCTCTGTGCCATTTGCATTGTTTTTTGATGGCATCAATATTGCAGATGAATACAAAAAGGGCAATGTGCTTGATGGTGCAACATGTGAGTTGGCTTATGTGTTAGATGGTGAGACAGATTATGATGAGAGAGTCATCTTGGCAACTGGCAAAGTGTCTCAGCCTATTTTTGGATATCCAGAGAGAGCAAAATCATATGTGGAGTTTGCTCTTGAGTCAGACTCCTTTGTCATCACTCGGACTCTGATTGATGGAGTCAACAAAACTCATATCATTGATGAGGGTTTGCTTGGTTTTACTGAGGCAGGTTTTGCATCATTGGACAAACGCAACTTTGGCAAAACAATACCCATTGTATTTGGCAGGCTCAAAACAGTTGACAGTGTTGATGTGCACCCAGTGCCATTGTACTACATTGGTCTTGACTCTGATTTGAGTGATTATAATTTTACTCTGGCATGTCATAAAGTGATGAGCACATCTGTTGAGTGCAAAGATGGCAACACAGAGATTGACACAGGTGATGTGCTTGATGCTGAAAACTTGTACAGTGATTTTTTGAAGAGTGGTTTTTTGCAAAAGATAAATGAGAGGTCAACATCATATATTGCTGTTGATAGCACCTACGTTGGTGGAAATATTACAGACCCGTTGACAGATGACCAACTTGAGTATTGGGGCCAATGTGAGAAAGGCCTCAAGTCGCCTTTTGGTGATGATGTGCTTGAGGGTGGTGGAGATGTTTGCATGTGGGCTTTGACATCAAGCAATGCAAACATTGACTATGCAGCATGGTACAACTTGAGGCAATATCTCAATCAGTACAAATTTGCAGGTGTTATCAATGATGAGACCATCACTGGTCTTGCTTGGTTACAAGAGCACATATTGCCATATCTGCCAGTTGAGATCATATTGTCAAAAGATGGTCTTGCACCAAGGCTCAATATGATGGCCTTGGGTGTTGATGTGCCTGTTGCTGATGTGATTGAGGCAGGTGCTGTCTTTTATAGGCTAGGGCCTTTGACTCCAATGTCAGAGCAAAGTGATATCATCAATGAGGTGACAGTGCGTTTTGCATGGGATGGTGCAAGGCAATCATATATCTCAAAGGCAGTGGTGCAAGCAAATATACCTGAGTACTCATCTAGTTTTGGCTTTTTAGGCACTCCAATTGCAATCACAGCATCACAGTATGCAGTTGTATCACAGCAAGTATATGGTGCAAAGACAGCAACATTTGATTTGGCATATGTATATGATAGAGTGACAGCATTTAAAATTGCACTTGATATGATACGTTTTAAATCAATGCCAACATATGTGGCACAATATGCAGCATCTCCAGAATATGGGTTTTTGCAGTTGGGTGATGTGATTGAGTTGACAGATCTTGATATCTCTATTGACCAGCAAAAGGCTCAAGTGATTGCAAAGAGATGGAATGTGACTCATTGGGTATTTGATTTGAAAATAGAACATAACCACATAGCAAATGTCAAACAGTTGTAATGTGTTACAATGTGCACAAGAGGTGAGTATGCTGCCAAATATTTTGCAGAGAGTCAAAGAGCTTGGTCATCAAGTCTTTGAGGGTGACAATTTTGATCTCAACATCATTGGTGAGAGATGCCAGTTGGATACCAATGCATTTGATGATGTTTTGCATGTTGTTTACAAGGTCAGTGGACTTTGGCAACATGAGCAATTCAAATGCACAACTGATCCAGGGTTTTACTATCTGCAAAATCCCTCGAGGGTCAAAGGCACAGCAATACTCATGCCTGGTCAATACAAGTCATCTCATACAATAGGACTCCACAAAGGGAAATACACAGCACTTGTGCAGAGAGCACCAGTCAAAGTGTATAGAGACCCAACAAGAGACAACAGGCATGATATTGATGCAAGTGTTGTTGAGGAGGGTCTATTTGGCATCAATATACACAAGGCAGGTACAGACAGCACAAGAGTTGATAAATGGTCTGCTGGCTGCACTGTGATTGCAAATGCAGCTCATTATGAGAGATTTATCAATCTATGTGATGCACAAGTTGCTGTCAATGGCTGGCGAGAGTTCACATATACTCTCATTGTGAGAGACCAATGATGGAGATGATAACAGATATTTTGCTCAATGCTGGCCCAATTGGTGCATTGGCATTGTATATGATGTACTTGAACAACAAGCAGGAAAACAAGCATGATGCACAGCAAATGCAGTATCTCAACAAGATTGAGATGATGAGAGGCAATGATGAGGCTGCAAGAGAATCAATGCAAAACAAGTATGAGTCAAGAGAAGATGCATTGAGAGACAAATATGATGCAGTCATTGCCAAGATAGACACAGAGAGACGTGACCAAGAAAAAGAGATAGCCAATGCACTCAACAGAGCAGTTGAGAAGATTGACCAAATGAGCACCAGGGTTGACACACTCAATCAGAGATTTGATGATATCAACACAAAAATAATGAGCACCAATCAAAGGCTGACACAACTTGAGACACAGGTTGGCAGATTAGATGGTGCTCTTGATGGAATCAAAGCGGGTTTATCTAGTCGTCAATAATTACCAAGAAAAAAGACAACATAAAGAGCAACAGCAGGAAAGCAGCAAAGATGTGACTGTTGCCAACGTCGTGCATAATATTTGCAAATTCAAGAAAAGTCATAATATCTCCTATTTTTATTTGACTATTTATAAGTATCTATATATTATAGACATATGTAAATAATAATAAATATTTATTTGCATGTCAATACTTTAATATCAAAAAAAGGAGAAAAGATATGATTGTTAGATACAAATGTTTTTATATGTGGTTCACAATGACATTCAAAGATGTGTCAAAAGTTGAGATTGCCAAAAGCATTGGAGTCTCAAAGCAGTTGGTGTCTCATTGGAGTACAGGCAGACAAAAACCATCTTTGGACTCTCTGCACAAATTGTGCTTTGAGTCTGGCATATTCAAAAATGATGAAGATGCACAACATGCTTTTGACAATGCCATCAAAGCAATGATCAATGATATCAAGTTAGCAAAATTCCAACTCACAGGAGACATCTAATGCTCAAGATTATAATTGATGGCAATCCTGTTGCCATGCCTCGGCCTCGGTTCACTCGTAATGGTCGTACATATTACCCTACAGAAGTTAAGACACAGAGAGAGAATATCATTGCAGCTATACAAAAGTGTATGGCTGCACAATCTTGGCAGACAATTGCAAAGAGATTGCCAGTGAGTGTCACAATGCAATTTGTGCATCCAAGAATCAAACGCAACAAGAGTGAGCAAAGAGAGTATAAGACAACTAGGCCAGATGTGGATAACATCTCAAAGATGTATCTCGATTGTTGTACAAAGGCAGAGGTTTGGCATGATGACTCTCAGGTTGTTGTTTTGACTGCCTCTGATCATTATGCTGGTGTTTATGAAGAGGCACACGTCACTATCATCATAAAGGAGTTAGAGCAATGAAAAAAGATACAGAGTTGAGATGGCAGATTGTGATGAAAACAAGAGGCATCAATTTGACCAAACTGGCAAAAACAGCAGGCTTGCACGCAAGTCAAATATCAAACTGGCAAAATGGACATGCAACACCAAATGCAGTCAATGTCATCAAGTTGTGCAAAGCAATCTCAAAATTGACCAACAGAAATTATGAAAAGACATTGATATCTTTGATGTATGCTATTGAGTTAGATGCAAAGGTTGATGTATGAATATGAAGAGATCCAGAGAGCAATTTGCTGCATCATATCTTGAGGATTTTGCATATAAATCAAACATGAAACATACAACAGCAATGGTGTATGATGCCATCTTGTATCACTGCAAAATCATCAGTCAATCAGATGAGTACAGAGCAAGACAGACCAAATATGTCAGTCAAGAGAAGATTGCCAAGATGATTGGCAAATCGCAAAGAACAGTAAGCAAGGCCATAAATGCACTCAAGCAGATTGAGTCTGGTATGAGTCACAAGCAAAATGCAATTCCATTGTTGCAAGTGAAAAAAAACCAGACTGGCAATGCTACATACACAATAGTAACGAGCCTCAAAAATGTGCCAAATACTTCTTGTACGGAGTCAAAAAATGACGTGTTCCAACAAGACGCTTTTGTACTTCCTACAAGAACACATGATGACGTGTACCAACACGCAAACATGAGTGCAAGTATATATAAACAAAATAATAAACAAAATAACAAAACTATAACAAAAGAGAAAAAGAATAAATTTCAATTTCTTTTAGATGATGAAACAACACCTGATTTTTAAGGAGAATCAATATGTATTCAAAGACACAAAGAAACAACACAGATATCAGACCCAAAACAAGAAATGAGGCAATTGTTGAGATTGTTGGTATGTTTGCAGTAAACTGGCCAAGATATGACAATGACAGTTGGCCACAGCAGATGTGCAAACTATTGAGAGCCTCATTCAAGACAACGCATCCAAACACCATCATCAAAGCAGGCTGGCATGTATTGCAAAAGATGACTGATGATTACCCACCAAGCATGGGCAAGATAGTCAAATGTATGGAGTCATTCATTGGTTCAGGTGCAGCCAAATCACCAAAAGCAGAGCAGTGTGACAAATGCAATGCTGGCTTTGTGCTGGTATCATTCTGGACAATACAAAACAATGTATCATATCAGCAATCTGCACAATGTGCTTGTGATTGTGATTATGGCAAAAAGAGACAGTCATTGTCTGTGCCTTTTAGAGACTTTATATCATTAAATGTCAATCATCCAAACAGATACATTGGCCATAGATTTGAGACTTGGCAAAAAGATCTTGGTTTATGGGTGCAGGGTGAGACATACCAGATTGATGAGATACCAACATATGATGAGGAGACAGTGAGAAACAACAGCCAAGATTTGCCTCCATTGAGTTACAATGAGATAGGACTTGATGAGACCATCAAGCAGAGGAGACAGCAGCTGCACATTGGTGAGAGCAGAGAGCAAAGAGCAGAGAGATTGTCAAATATTGGTGTTGAGATGCAAAAAGCAATCAAGCAGTTGGCAAACAAGATGTCAATACCTGTGCCAAATGATTTTGAGCAACTTGAGCATCAAGATGATGATGACTCCATCTCTGATGATAGCACTGAGGATATGGCAAAGACATATATTGACCATCAACCTGCTGAGACTTATGATATACAAGAGGAGACCAAGCAAACATTTGATGATGAGTTTGAGTGGAGTTGGAACACATAAAGAGGCAGCATATGAAACTTGCATATATAGACACAGAGACAACAGGCCTCAGAGCAGGTTGGCATGAGATGATTGAGTTGGCCATCATTATTGAGAGTGATGGTCAAATCATTGAGCAATATCATTGGAGGCTCAGACCTCAGAATCTTGAGAGAGCAGATGAGATTGCACTCAAGATCAATGGCTACTCTCATGCCAAATGGAGAGATGCAGTTGATTTTGTTACAATTGCCCATCAAGTCAAAGACATATTGAGTGGCTGCATTGTGATTGGTCACAATCCAATTTTTGATATTGAGTTTTTAAATGAATCATTTTTTGTTGCTGGTGTTCCTGGCATCAAACCCAAAATGATTGATACAAGAGTATTGATGTTTGAGCACCTGCAATGGCTCAAAAGTACTTCAATGGATACAGCCAGAAAGTTTTTTGGCTGGCCAACAGATCAAGCACATACAGCAATGTTTGATGCACAGCAATGCAGGCAGTTATATCACAAATTATGCAGATGCACAGCAATACAAAGATTTTGGTGGTATTGTATGTACATACTGAGGCATAGTTAATGAATATATACGAGATAGCATTGAGATACAGTGAGGGTGATGGTCTTGCAGATTTATACAAAAAGACGTTTCCCACAAGATCACATGAGCCATCCAAAGACCAAAGAGCACTTTGGAATCAAGCAAAAAAAAACTATCTCCAATCAAACAACTGGCAGAGATTGAGACAGGCAAAGTTTGAGGAGGTGCAAGGCAAATGCCAAGCCCAGATGAAAGACTGCCAAATGTGGGCCAGTGAGATACATCACATATCATATTGGCATATTGGTGATGAGTGCTTGTGGGATCTCAGAGCTGTGTGCAGATCTTGTCATTCAAAGGTCAGCAAGTTTGGTGGCAAATAAGATGGCAAAGAGATACAGGCTCACACACTTTGCAAGATGGATCTCCAAAGAGATTGGAGATTTGGGTATAACCAAGCAGAGTTTTTGTGATGAGGCAGGCATTGCAATGGGTATGCTCTTCAGATACTATACAGGTCAGCAAATACCCAAAATGACAACATACATCAAGATATGCATTGCACTGGCCAAATACAATCAAACAGATCCAGAGAGATATGTTATTGCAGGCATTGACAAAATTATCATTGACATGACAGATGATATCAAGTAGTTTATATCTACATATTCGTATGTTGTTTTTTTAGTCACAATTTCTCCTTTGGACTCTATGACCATCTTTTTTTGATGGTCATTTTTTTTGTTTTTTTTATCTTTTTTTCTTTGCAAGTCTATAAATAATAGACTACAATATATATACATTAACCAAATAGGAGAAAAACAATGACTAAAAACACATACCAAATCAAAAATCACAAAGAATATAAATCAGTAAAAAATAACATTAAAGAATATCAAGAATATAAAAGACACAATACAAGATATTTGCAAAGTCTTAAAGAAGATTTGAACAATCCTGAATATGCCAATGTCAAAAGTATTATTGAAAAAGATATCAAATTTTATGAAATGCGTTTACAAGGTAATAGAGAATGGCTCACAAATGCCAATAACCTAGTTAAACAATACGAACTTAATAATCAATAACCAACAATCAAAAAAGGGAGGGTAACACCTCCCACTAACCAAAGGAGAAACAACATGACACTATGGCCAAATGAAGAATTACCAACAATAGGATTTAGAGGCAACAAACAAATTATACATAAAGAGGAGACTGACATGACAAACAATCAAACAGAAAGAACAAATCAAGAAAAAATTGCATATCTGAAACAAAGAATCAAAGAACTTGAAATCGAATTAGATCAATTAAGATTACAAGCATACTCACCATCAATAATTAATGGTGACATTGCTACACAAAACAAAGCACAATTTGAAATGATTGATATTTATGATTTACTTGACCATGCAAAAACAAGATTAATCAAACTTTTACAACAATAAACAACAGGAGACCGACATGACAAACTTTATATATGACTTTACAGACACAGGAATCACCATTCAAACAGATACATATTGTCACTACTTTGATTGTGCAAGAACAGCAGCAGATGCAGCATATGCATTGATGCAAGGTGAGAATACTGATGATTGGGATAACAACCAACCAGAGCACAGAGTTGATGAGTGGTATGGTGACCAAGATGATTTGCTTGATATTGTGCAAAATTATGATGAGTGTAAAGATGATTGTGATGCACTCTTTGCCAGTGTATTCTTTGAGGAGTTGATGCTCAAACATCTCATCAATGGTAAGATACAATGAGCAATGAAATAACAATAGGCAGCTGCTTTGCTGGCATTGGTGGCTTTGAGTTAGGACTTGAGAGAGGCATACCAAACAGCAAAACAGTTTGGCAAATAGAACAAAATAAATACTGTCAGACCATATTGCAAAAGCATTGGCCTGATGCAACAATATATGATGATATAAGAGAGATTGATTATGAAAAAATGCAAACAGTTGACATTATTTGTGGAGGGTTCCCATGCCAAGACATCTCAGCAGCAGGCAAAGGCAAAGGCATTGAGCATGGTGACAGGTCTGGTCTTTGGAGGCAAATGCACAGACTTATCAATCACATACAGCCAAGAGTTGCAGTGTTGGAAAACGTGCCAGCCTTGCTGTGGAAAAACAGAGGTATGCACATTGTCCTGCAAGACTTGGCCTCAATCGGGTATGATGCAGAATGGTGCACTATATCAGCAAGACAATTTGGTGCACCCCATCTCAGAAAAAGAGTGTTTATCATTGCCTACCCCAGCAGCCTCAGCAATAGGAGGCAACATGACCCAAGAATATTACATGACCAAAAATGGCACACCAAGAACAATCAGAAAGTCATCAGGTCAGACAGGGACACCACCATTAGAACCATACATAAAGATTATGATACAAGAGCAGAGATTGCCTACCCCATGCAAATCAGATGCCGACAAGATGGGCAACAACAGCCTCATAAGATTGATCGAGACAGGCAACAGGTATGCACCAAGTCACAAGAACTACAAACCAAATCTGAACACTCCAACAGTGAACACATCAAAGCAAACTCCACAAACATTAAGTCAATGGAAACGCAACGGCTGTCTCAACGTAGATGCAGCAAAAATGATGGGATACAACAAAGAGACTATCAAAACTACTGGCAAAGATTTCCGACTCAATCCCCACTTTGTCACAGAGATGATGGGGTTCCCAATAGACTGGCTCGATTGAGAGCACTTGGCAATGCCATTGTGCCACAGTGCTCAGAATACATTGGCAAAAAAATATATCAAAGTAATTTGCTTGATTACAAATTCTAGAATATAGAATATCTACAGAAAAATAGTTAGATGGTTGTTACTCGGTGCAGCCATCTTTTTTTTTGCCTGTGGATAACTCAGATAGCCTGTGGATAACTCTGTGGATAACTCAGATAGCCTGTGGATAACTCTGTGGATAACTCACATAGTCTGTGGATAACTCTGTGGATAACTCACATAGTCTGTGGATAACTCTGTGGATAACTCAGATAGCCTGTGGATAACTCAATCATTTTTTGTGCACTCAAACGATTGATAATAGATTATCTATGCATTTACTTCTCATCTCTTTTGCGTTTTCGCTCAATATCTCTCAGCATACCATTGACCCATGTGCGAGTCTTTGAGCCTCCCCAAAGTTGCCAAGCAATTGATGCTTTGCTTGTTTTATCTCTTCGGGCCTCTTTTTCTTTTTCGCTCTCACCATGTCTGGCAAACCATGCTCTCATCAAAATCAACTGTTGCTCATCCACAGAGCCAGATGCCAAACGTCTTGCTGTTCTCATGCCTGTGCCTGGTACTCTCTTATTACCATCATCTTTGTATGCAGCTCTCTTTGATATTGGCAGACTCAAATTGTAATCTATTGCTTTTTGTGCTATTGCTCTCAACTCTCTTGGCACATTGTATTTTGGCATGATGATGACTCCATTGTGATTGGTCAATATTATATACAAACAATCTCTGATTTGTATGATATATTATACACAACTCAAAGAGGTGTCACAATGTATCACTCAGGCAAACCAAAGTCAAAGAACAGCAAACCAAAGCCAAAGAGCAAGTCAAAGCCAAAGCCAAAGTCATCAACAAAAAAAAAGAGGTGAGAGATGGCAAAGCCCAAGGTACCTCAAAAATATATTGGCAGTTTATCAGAGTCTACAGCAGATAAGAGAAAGGCTGAGATAAGAAAGAGAATAGCAGGAAAAAAGGCAGATAAATATAAGCCTCTTCCTGGTGATGCCAAAGCAAAGACACGCAAATCAAAGTATACAGGCAAAGTCACAAGATCTGGCCTGAGAGATGCAATTCTTGAGGAGTCTCAAAAGCAAAAAGGCAGTCAATCAGATAGATTTGTTAAGGCTGTCAGCAAAGTCACAGGTGTACCAAAGAGCATCATTGATACAGTGATGAAGAGAGGTGCAGCAGCATGGGCCATTGGTCATAGACCAGGTGCAACACAAGCACAATGGCAGAGAGCAAGAGTGTACTCCTTTTTGACAGGTGGCAAGACAACAACAACAGGAGATGCAGATTTGTATGCCAAAGCAAAGAAGGCTCTCAAAGACAAAGGCTCATCTTTTAAGTTATGAGTGAGTTTATATCAAAGCACTGTACAGATGAGCAGGCAAAGCAAATCACTGCTGTTGCTGGTGTGCATAGGTATACATATTTGAGATGGCAGCAAAAAAAAGCATCTCCAACAATACACAGCTGCATTTTGATCTGTAGGGCCATCTCAAAGATGCAGAGCAAATCATTTGAGCAACTCATCTTTGAGTGCATCCAGAGTGTTGCAATATACACATGAAACAATTTACAATGACATATATTGATGCCAATGTTGGTCTCAAAGCAAAGATAATTGCATCTGGTGTCAATAGATATGTATTTTCAGATATCAACAGAGGCAAAGCAATACCAAGGCCCAAAGTGCTGCATCAAATATGCTTTGTCATTGCCAATGAAACAAACACACCAATATATGATATACTCATAGCAGCAATCAAGATGATTGAGAGTGAGATGTAATATGGCAAGATCTGAAAATGAGAATTTTGCAATCAGGCAAAAGACAGAGGAGATGATATCATTGGGCTACCCAACTGAGCAGGCTCAGGCTATTGCTTTTCGTATGTTCAGAGATGGTGAGTTGATTATACCAAAGATGAAACTGGACAGAAAGACACAGCAAACCAAAGACAAGATGAGAGCAGCCAGATCAGCAAATGCAATCTTGATGCTGTATCAACTTGCAAAGAGGCTCAGCAAATGAGCAAGCCTGTCATCATAAGACGCATGACCAACAACACAAAGATATTCATTAAGATTGATGATGAATACTTTTGTGTATATGAGCATGATACTTTTCGTACAATATATGCCTGTGATAGTAAGTTAAGAGTATTCAAAGACATTTATTGGCGAACACGTTACACATTTGAGGAGTTGTGCTCATCAAAAAAAATAATTAAAGCAGCAATCTGTAGGAGGTAAACATGGCAACAGATAAGAGAGGAGTGCAAGAATTTCCTCATATATTCCAACAAGCAACAAGTGATGATGTATGGACTGAGATACAACTACCAAGTCAATGTACATCTCTCAAAATATTCTCTGACAATCACAAGGCTCATATTGGTGTCAATGGTTGCACTGATGGTGGTGCTGTTGATGAGGCTGTTGCCTTTGATATACCACAAGACGAAATACATGAGTTTAAACTTGGCAAAGGTAACTCAAGACCAGCAAGCATTTTTGTCAGCACTCATGGTGGTGATACTACAATCAAGATTATGCTCATAGAATAGGCACTCGTGTGCCCAAAATG